ATAAAAAGTGGTGTCTCTGCCAGTGATATTGGGTTTGTAAATGTTATAAATAGTACTAATATTGATTTGAATGCAGACGAATCAACTGCCGTAGGAGCTACTCCTAGAGGCTTAGTTAATCCAGATGCATTCGGTGTGAGTGTAATAAATAACTCAGATTATGATTGTTTAGATCCAGTAGTAGAAATTAAGCAATACGATTTAGGAGCGTTATAGGGGAAAAAATATGCCAACAACTATTAAATTCAGAAGGGGTACCACATCACAGAATAACTCCTTTACGGGTGGATCTGGCGAAATATCAGTAGACACCACCCTCGATACGTTACGAGTGCATGATAGTTCGACTGCTGGTGGAACTGCATTAGTAAACGTCTCGTCAAGTCAAACATTAACTAATAAAACAATATCAGGTGCTTCAAACACCTTATCAAACATCGGTAATTCATCATTAAGTAATTCATCGATCACAGTATCCGATAGTTCTACTTCAACAGCAATAGCATTAGGTGGAACAGTAACTGTCATAGGAACAGCTAATGAAGTAGAGGTTAATGAAAGTTCAGGAAAATTCACATTAGGTTTACCAGACAATGTTACAATTGCAGGTAACTTAACTGTAAGCGGTACTACAACAACGGTTTCATCAACCAATACAAAAATTGCAGACCATTTAATTGAATTAAGCAGCGGCTTATCTGGCTCAAACTCTAATGATCTTGGTATTTTGATGGAACGTGGATCCACAGGTAACAACGCGTTTATGGGATTTGATGAATCAGAAGATAAGTTTCTTGTTGGTACTACCACAGCTACTGCCGATGCAACAGGTAATCTTTCAGTAACAACTGGAACAATGTTAGCTAACATTGAAGGTAATGTAACTGGAAACGTAACAGGTCAAGTAAGTACATTATCAAATCATAATACAGGCGGTTTAACTGAAGGAACTAATTTATACTATACTACAGCAAGAGTTGATTCAGATGCAAAAAGAGCTCTATTAGGAGTTGATGCAGGCGGAGATGGTTCATTCACTTATGATTCTGCTTCAGGTGTAATGACTTACACAGGACCAAGTGCATCAGAAGTACGAGCACATTTAACTGCCAATAAAGGTTTAAGTGTATCATCAGGTGAGTTTAATATTGACTCAGCCAACGTAAGAGGTATGTTCTCTGCGGCTGGAGACTTATCATATAACTCTGGCACCGGTCAATTTAGCTTTGATGTAGAAAGCGTTTATACTAAAGCAAACTTTGATAGTGACTTTAATGTTGCAATCGATTCTGCAAGTACATCTGATTTATCTGAAGGTACTAATAAATATTTTACTACAGCACGAGCTGACAGTGATGCAAAGAACGCAGTATCTGCAACAGATGCCGGTGGTGACGGATCATTTGCATATAATAGTAGCACAGGTGTATTTACATACACTGGACCATCCGCTGCCGAAGTAAGAGCACATATTACTGCAGGTGAAGGTATTGATATATCATCTGGAGAAATTTCAGGTGAAGACGCTACAACTTCTAATAAAGGTATTGCTTCATTTAGTGGAGACAATTTTGCGGTATCAAGCGGTGCAGTAACAATTAAAGACGGTGGTGTTGTAACAGCTGAATTAGCAGCTGACGCAGTTACAGGAGATAAGATTGCGGATGACGCAATTAATTCTGAGCACTATACGGATGGATCAATTGATACAGCTCATATAGCTGATCTTCAAGTTACTACAGCAAAGATTGCGGCCGATGCAGTAACTGGAGCAAAGATAGCAGACGATACTATTAATTCAGAGCATTATGCGGCAGGAAGTATTGATAATGAACATCTTGCTAACGATGCAGTAGGTGCAGACGAACTAGCATCCGATGCAGTTGTAGATGCAAGTGTGGCATCTGGTGCAAACATTGCAGTATCTAAAACTGCTTTGGTAGCAGGAACTGGTATCACTTTATCTACAAACACTTTAAATGTAGATGCAGCACAAACTGGAATAACAAGTTTATTAGCTGCTGACATTAAAATTGGAGAAGATGATCAAACAAAAATAGATTTTGAAACTGCCAATGAAATTCACTTTTATGGAAATAACGTAAATTTAATATCTCTCACTAATGCAAATAGTGGAGATGCTGTATTAACCGTTCCTACTGCTGATAAAAACTTTACAATTAACGGAACAGACGGTTCTTCTGCTATTACCGCTCTTGATATTGATATGGCGTTAGCGGGTAAAGCTACCTTTAATGGTGATGTGGTTGTCGGTGGTGATTTAACTATAAGTGGAACAACAACAACTGTAGCCTCTACAACGGTTGCTATAGCAGACTCATTATTAAAACTTGCAAAAGACCAAGGTACTAGTGCAGACGATGTGGACTTTGGATTCTATGGTCAATACGGAGTAGGTGGAACTGCTAAGTTCGCAGGTATATTTAGAGACCAAAGCGTTTCAGGTGACCCTTTCACATTCTTTGATGATTTACAAGCAGAGCCGGGCACTACTGTTAATACCGGTGGTACTGGTTATGACTTAGCTGACATTGCGGCAGGTGGAGCTACATTTGCAGATAATGTTACAATTACTGGAGACCTTACAATATCCGGTGATGATCTTACCATGGGCACAAATACAAGTGGTCACATCATGGTTGCAGATGGAACTAATTTTAATCCTGTAGCAGTATCAGGTGATATTTCTATAGCGGCTAACGGTGCAGTTACAATAGCTAATACCGCGGTAGAAACTGCAATGATTGCAGGAGATGCCATCAACGGAGATAAAATTGCAGATGATGCGATTAACTCTGAACATTACACTGACGGTTCCATTGATACCGCACATATTGCAGATGCACAGGTCACATTAGCAAAGATAGCTAACGCAGCTGCAAATACCGTAATAGTAAGAGATGCTAATAGTTCAGGTGTCTTATCTGCAAAAGCAGTTACAGACACACAAATATTAATAGGTGATGGAACAGGCTTTACAGCTGCAGCATTATCAGGCGATGTCACAATGGCAAACACTGGAGCGGTTACAATAGCTAATAATGCTGTAGAAACTGCAATGATAAATGGCGATGCTGTCACTGGAGCAAAAATAGCGGATGATGCAATCAATTCAGAACACTATACAGATGGTTCTATTGATACTGCTCATATTGCAGATGATCAAATCACAGAAGCAAAAATAGCAAATGATGCGGTAGGTTCCGCAGAATTAAAAACTTTATCAACCTTGTTGATTAAAAATAGTAGTGGAAGTACTCTTAAAACAGTACATGGCGCAGGTGCTTAATAATGACAGCGAGAACTCCTTTATACTGGAACAGTACAGATAACTGTCTCCAAGAGATGACATCTTCAATGATAACGGAGATACAAAATCGAGTCGTGTATGTATACGGCGGTGATCCAAGTGTTACAGTTTCTCAAGTTTCAAGTAGCGGTAACATATCTTCTGGTATGAATGACACAAGGCTACAGGCCGGTGCATCAGTAACAAGAGTAGATAGATTTGCTACAGAAAGTGAAACCGGAGAACCAAGCACAGTCACGGTGACTTATGATAGAATCAGCCAAACTGTTGCGTCCCTTAGTACTCCAACAGACACTAATGCTAAATTGTACCCAGTTTATTATGATGGATCTGGAACTATTCAAGCGATGACAGCTACTGATCTGTATGATACATTTATCACACAAGCTATCGATACACTGGTAGATGGAAATGATAGAGATGGTACATTCAGAATACATACAGCAACTTCTTTATCGGGTCATACATTGATATCAAGTACGGCCGTTTTTACTGATACACGTGCAAACACTGGTGCATATGCTGCAGGTAGTATTCCTGAAACACAAGACCAACCAACCACCATATCAAATTACTATCTAATGCGAACAGATCAAGGCAGTGCACCATCGATCACTATACCGTTGCAAGTAGATGGTGATAATAATTTACAAGAATATAGTTCAGGCGATTTTGATACCATGTTATTGAACGAAGTAAAACATCACGCAGCTAACACTACAGGCGCAAAAATAAGATATAATATTGATGGAAGCGGAAATAACAGAGGTTCTGGTATGGTCAATACAATATTAAATGGCAGCGGTAATCGTCAAACTAGATTTGTTAATACTAATGATTATCGTGCACAAGAATTTCCAAATGGTAGTGCAACCACTGCTAATACATATCGATTGAAAATAAACAGGGAGTAAAAATGGCAATTGAAGGTTATGATTTTTTATCAGCGCATTTTACTAATAATGAAAGAACTATTGTTCAAGCTTGGTGGAAAAGTAATGATGGAATGGATACTGCGTATGAATATATTGAAGCTAAAGAAGGTGATCGTAGTTGGAAAAACTTATTAACTCACATTGATATTGACTCATTACATGAAGCAACTTACCAACAAATAAAAGCTCAAGATCTAGCATTTAAAGATGATGTAGTTAGGTATGCTAAAAAAGCAGGACTAGTTCACGATATAACTAACTTATATAGTGTTGATGCTATGAAATTAATAGTGCAGTTTTTGTTTGGTTCATTTGATGAAAAAGCAGATAAAGAAAAGCTTTTTATGTTTAAGATTAAATTATTTGAAGTTGAAGCAATAAAAGACTCTAAGAAGAAAGCATTAAAAGCAAAACTCAGAAGATCTAAAACAATGCTAGATGCTATGAAAACTGCTATTAAGATTATAGATGCATATAAATAGCATAAAAGGATTTAAAAATGGCAGCTCCTACATCACGTGCAACTCTTATAGATTACGCTAAACGAAAGCTCGGTGATCCAGTTATTGAAATCAATGTTGACGAAGATCAATTGGAAGATAGAGTAGACGAAGCGTTACAATATTATCAAGAGTATCATTCTGATGCTACGATCAGAACTTATCTTAAACATCTAGTAACTCCAACTGATGTGTCAAATGAGTATATCACTTTAGCAAGTAACATACTTTTTGTATCAAAGATGTTTCCACTGACGAGTTCTTTTAATAATTCGAGAAACTTTTTTGATATAAAATATCAAATGATGTTAAATGATATAGCAGATTTAATGAATTTTGCTGGTGATTTAGCATATTATGAACAAATGCAACAGTATCTTTCTCTCTTAGATATGAAATTAAATGGTCATCCACAAGTTCAATTTGCAAGAAGACAGAATCGTTTATATATATTTGGTGATTTTGCAGATGGAGACATAAAAGCTGGTGATTATATTGTGGCAGAGGTTTACTCTATAGTCGATCCATCAACTCATACATCTGTGTTTAACGATATGTTTGTGAAAGAATACACTACTGCATTGATTAAACAACAATGGGGTCAAAACTTAGTTAAGTTTGAAGGAATGCAATTACCCGGAGGAGTCGTTTTAAACGGAAGACAGATATATGATGATGCTACTGGAGAAATACAAACTCTTAGAGAAAACATAAGATTAGAACACGAATTTCCACCAGACTTTTTCGTAGGTTAACATGAAAAATCTTTATTTTTCTGATAAAATTAGATCAGAGCAAAAATTATATGAAGATATTGTAATAGAATCTTTAAAGATCTATGGCCAAGATGTATATTATTTGCCGCGTGATCTCGTTAATGAAGATACAATACTTGGTGACGATCCAGTTTCAAGTTTTAACTCAGCTCATAAGGTCGAAATGTATATTGAAAACACCGAAGGTTTTGACGGTGAAGGTGATTTATTTACTCGATTTGGTGTAGAGATAAGAGATGAAGCTACATTCATTGTTTCTAAAAGAAGATGGGAACAACAGATAAAAAAATTTGATATTGAATTAACGGCTGTAAGACCAAGAGAAGGTGATCTGATATTTTTACCTTTAAGCAAAAGTTTCTTTCAGATATCACACGTTGAACATGAACAACCTTTTTATCAATTAAGTAATTTACCAGTATTCAAATTAAGATGTCAGTTATTCGAATACACTGGCGAAGATATGGACACTGGACTTGATATTACAGATCAAGTGACAGGTAAAGTTGAAAGTCTAGATGATTTAGAACGCAAATACGCATATAAGTATGTCTTATCATTGACAAGTTTTACAGGTAATCCATTTCAAGTTGGTGAGGTAATTACTACTCCGAGCGGTGATACAACGATGAGAGGTGAAGTTGCTCAGTTCCGTGATTCAGATGACAAACTTTCTATTATACACGCAGGTGCTGATGATGGTAAGTATCATACGTTTGCCACTGGTCAAACAATAACAGGATTAACAACTGGTTCGACAGGTGTTATATCTCTTGTAGTTGAAGATAATCAACTATCTGAAAATGAACAAAATTCAGCCTTTTCATCGGGTGCAGACTTTATCGATTTCAGTGAATCTAACCCATTCGGCGATGTGAGTAATAACTAATGTTTGGCGGTCACTTCTATCATTCAAAAACTAAAAAAGCGGTAGCGCTGTTCGGCAGGCTTTTTAACAACATTAACATTATTCGTAAGAATTCTTCAGGTGCAGTTATTAGCCAATTAAAAGTACCGTTGTCATATGCACCAAAACAAAAGTATCTTGAAAGAATACGAGAAAATCCTGATTTAAGAGAAGATACTCAGGTTGCAATTAAGTTACCTCGAATGTCATTTGAAATTACTTCAATAACTTATGATGCTCAAAGGCAGTTAGCAAAGGTCGGCAACTTTACAACAATAGCTTCTGACGGAAGTACCAGCAAAAGGCAAAAGTTTTTTAATCCAGTTCCTTATTCAATAAACTTTCAACTTAATGCATACGCAAAATCACAAGATGATGCGTTACAAATAGTAGAACAAATATTGCCAACATTTAATCCACAGTATGCGTTAACTATTAAACCATTTACAGTAGAGTTTCCAGATTTTAAAGAAGATATACAAGTTATAATACAAGGTGTTTCTTTTTCAGATGATTTTGAAGGAGCAATGGAACAAAGAAGAACAATAATTTATAGTTTGGACTTTGAGATGAAGCTAAGTTTTCATGGTCCGATTGCTGACAATAATATCATTCGCCAAGCAGATGCCAAAATATTTGACATTAA